AGTCCACTAAACTGTGAATGACCCATGTAGCGTAGAGGGTCTGCCAACATAGCATAAGACTTACCACCACCAGCACTACCGCCATAAAGAACTTCTCGTTCACTAGCAGCTAGAAACTCTGTCTGTGGGCCGGGGTTTGGCTTGAAGAGTACATTAGCGTGTTCTTCAATGCTACTGGTTTCATATGAAACCTCTTCAATCTCAACCGTTGGCTTTTGAGCCTGTTCTTGCTTCTTCGATTGCCTTCGCTTTGGCGATTGCCGTTTCCGCATATTCTGCCCACTTGCGGAGGCTTTTAGCTTGGTTCTTACGCTGTCGCTCATTAAGTAAACGCTTCCTCAATCCTACGTGAGATATTTGTCGCCCAGTATTAGCAGTCAACCAATTGGCTACTTCACGGTAGCTGTACTGATTTACGTGACTACGGGCTTTCTCTAGCAAATCCAGTTCGACTGGAATAGGGTCAAGAATGTCGGGGTCTTCTTCACTCTGCTTATAACCGAAAGGTACAGTCCTTGCAATGCGAGGTATCTGTACCCATTCGTTTTCTTCTTTAATATCGGTTGGCTGCGGTAGTTTCCATTTGCCTACACTACGGGTCATACGTTTTTCTTTTTATTGTCTACTATTGTGTGAGGTAAAAAAGATGTTTTCTTTGTTCCTTTTGTTCCAATATTTTTTATTTTTATTTTTGGTCTACGTTTTGTTTTAGGTAACGGCCTAGTATCTTTTGTAGTACCCATCATATCCAATACATCATCTAATTCTTTGTAATCTACAGCCATCAGTCTTCCTCCTCTACAGGTGCTTTAGGCGGCATAAGCATTACACCACCAGATGCCTCTACTTGCATCTTCTCTGTCTTTACCAGACCTACACGGTCAAGCAGTTCTTTAGCAGCAACCATCTTATCACGAATACCAAGTTCAGTCGGATCAAATAGCGCACCTGTCATCGCCATCGCCGCCTTCGGCGCATTACGTGCCATATACATTTGAGTCGCCTCAAGTATTTCTTCTTTAAGACCCTTAACAATCTCAGCAGTACCAGAAGTGTCAGCATATCCTGCCATCTTTTTAGCTGCAACCATATCGCCGCCAGCTTCATCAAAAAGCACGGCAAGGAATTTTTGTTGTTTGTCTGTTAATTGTCTAGCCATTAAAACTCACCATGATGCATTGCATGGGCTAATTTTGTACTACGTGATTTTACCTGAACTGCCCACCTGCTGTCAAGCATTTCTTTTGCCGCTATGTCAAATTTCTTTTCATGCACAGCGTTCCACATTTTTGTAAACTTTCTAAGGCGAGGTACACCCATATTAAATGCCATGTCCATCAGTACAAGTTGACGTACAGCGTCTAACTCCTCTACGCAAGGGTGCGCACGGACGAGTTCCTCTTCGACTATCTGTACGTCATTCTTTGCGAGGTACATAGCATCAGCTTCAGTAATACCGTACTCGTAGACAGCATCCATGCTAGGAATGTCCATCCAGTCCAGTTCTTCCTTTGTGATACCACGGTCCTCAAGGTTGCGTCCGATACCAATCGTATCAATACCAAGCGTATCTTTGTACACTTGAAGGCGCAGACCTTCGTGTGCTATAAGTTTGTTTACAAAGTTTTCAGCGTTATATTTCATTTCTCATGCCCCATCCACACCGCAAATGCACCTGTCATGGCCCCCGTGACTACACTCACTAGACCCGCCTGTGCGTTGGTAGGGTCTGGCAATGTCATAAACCACTCCACTACCCGCCAAGCGGATATTGACATCATAATCATCATCAAGCGGGGCAGTATCTTCCACTTGAGTAGTCTTTCCATTGTTACTTCTGCCACGATTAATCCTCGCCTGTCTTTCTGTTGTTCTGTCGTGCATACTCCACATCTGCAATAGGACTACCCTTTTCCAAATAACCTAGTAGCACTGCGAACACCAAAGCTGGCAGCAACGATAACACCAAGGCTATACTGATACCATGAAGGCATTGCTTGGAGTTGGGCAAATCCATTTGCCACTACTTCTTCCATACCCGGAATGAACGCAAGAATGAGAGGTATACTGAACAGAATAGTAAGCCACTCATCTTTCCACGAAGACTTACTTCCTTTAGCCATTTCCAAATCCCAGTCAAGTTCGCCAGTAGCTTTCTTTTCCATGATTGTAGCTTCAGCTTTAGCCCGTGCAACTTTTGCACCAGTTTCTGCTTTAGACTTTTCAACTTTTCCATTTAACCACGTCCCTGCCAGTTCAGCAACTGGCCCTATCAATAAGTTTAACATCTTTCAGTTCCTGTAGCTTTTTCTTGATTAAGAATACACGGGTCTCTATATCTGGCTCCATATCAGCCAAACGAAACGTGCGTGGGTCTTTACCCGCCTCTGCGAAATCTTGCAGTCTTTTTTGCAATAGATTTAGGCTGGCGTACAAATTGCTTCCCCTTACGTGTTCCTTCTCTCTTAGCCTTAGTTGTAGCAGCATACTCTGCACTTGTCAAGGACTTTATTGCTTTTTCAGGTAAATACCTTTCACCTGTCTTAGCACTAGGCTTACCTGACTTGGTGCGCCACTTCTGCTTTGTCCAGTTTTTCAGGCTCTGTTGTGACTTTGCAATTGCCATTAGTTTTTCTGTGACTTTCTAATTTCTTTAAATGTCTCTTGAATGCTTGGTGGCTTGGTTTCGTTAGGGTCATACTTACACTGAAACTCACGGGGGAACCATTCGTCCATACGAAAAAACAATGTGTCCACCGTATTGTTTACACCGTGATAGACGCACACACGCTGCTTGTCTACCGTAGTGCAACCCTTCAACCTGCACGTTACATACTCTGGGTCTGCTGCTCTAGCAACTGTACCCTTCATAAATACTACAAAAGCATACAAGGCTGCTGCACCTGCAACAACTAGCAGTGTCCATGCTACAATCTCTACGAACTTCTGCCTACGTTCACGCTGCTTGTAAAGTGTTTCTTTACGCTGCTTACGTATCTGGCCTTCCATTGCCACCAGTGAATCCCACTTGGACTTACCCATAGTGAGGCTTATCCACTGCTGTAGTTCGTATCTCTGTTGCTTTGCCTTTTCTTTGTTGGCGAAGGCGGCTATGGCTTCCTGCTCTACTGATTGTCCAGCAAACAGCTTCTTAAATATAGGCGGGTTCTTTGCTTCTTTCTCAGCCTGTTCCAAGTCAGACATGGCACCCATCCATCTGGATAAGTCTCCTGCCATCTGTTCTATGTCACGGCCTACTGCAAAACCTTTTTTGATTGCACCAAACGCTGCCGAAGCAGTCGCCATTGCGCTGATGGGGTCCATCTTAATATATCCTTACGTTGTCGGGGTTAACGTATTTAGGTACACAATAAGCTGTTACTCTGTCTTTTGGGTCTAAGTATGCGCTGTACTGATAATTACCATACCTCTTTGCTGACTTTTCTGCAAAATAATTGCACTCGTTAATACTACGAAAGTACATGTCGCCACTGACTAAGTTGCGAAACTCTCCTGTGCCTAGATAGACAAGAAGCAGAAATACGTGTTCCATGTCATTTGTAACCGCCCCCTGCTTTCTTATAGGCTGACGCAAGCATCTGCGCCTTACGTGCTGACCACTGTCCGGGTGCGCCGCCTTTGCCCCCAGCCTTGATGCGGTTAAACTGCTGCTTCCTCATTCCGGGCTTAGTATAGTTGCCAGCTTCATTAACTCTTGATTTGCTCTTAGGCGTACCGCCTTGCGAAAGGCTAACCTTTCCAGTCGGTTTCGCTTTCGTTCTAGCTTGTGCGGTTTTCTTTTTAGCGGGGGCTTTTTTAGAGACACGGGTCATCTCCTATCTCCTTACCTATTTGGGTCGTAAAATTCTTCACACGATGTGGTCACGACTAGCTTGCTTGCCGTACCTGCCGTGCATTTGATGATATCACCTGCATGTAGATACAGAGGTCTGTCTACAGTAAAGATAGACTCATATGACCCACCCGCAATATTGTGAGCAGTCAACAAGTCATATTCTGTGTTATCATCTGCATGAAAAAGGTGTAGGCTCAAAGTCACGTTACCTGTGTGGTTATTACTTACAAACAAATTCTCCAAGTGCGAAGAAAAGTTTGTAGGCACAGTGTACACATTAGTCTTGTTGGTTGTACCCAACGCCACTACTTCGGTACGGAACTTTGAACCTGTCGCCAGTACGGGCATTACTTGCCACGCTTCTTAGCAGCCATGCCACCACGCATCATCTTTTTCTTTGCTACGGCACCGCCACGCATCATTTTCTTTTTAGCTGCTGTCTTCATCATGCCGCCGCCCCGCATTTTCTTTTTCATTACCATTTCTAAGTTTCCTTCTGTCAAGAACTAAGGCTTCATAGGTATCTTCTGGGAAGTGCTTGTAGTAGCCACTCTTCTCCAGACTTAATGCCGCATCATCAAGAAGCGACAGCTTCTGCACAAACACCATGCAGTATTCTAAGTCAGGGTCACTGACCCCCTCTTGTAGTAAAAACTCCAGACCAGCTTCTTGTGCGCCGTAGTCCGGGTGGAACTGCATCAGGTGCATATCGGCACCCTGAACTGACAGTGCCTCGTTCATACCGTCACAGAAACCATCTAGGTATTCCATCTCCGGTAATACTTCGCTGGCCCACACAACTATGTCATAGTCGTGGGACTCAAACTGCTTCACTGCGTCTACCAGTCCATCCAGCCCCGTGTTGATGCTGAATGTTACCTTGTTATCTGTCCACGCCTGTTTTGCATACGGGCAGGGCGGTAGTCCGTTTAACTTCTCATTAGGTACTTCAAGAAAGTTATGTGACCAGTTACGTATGTCCTGTTCAACTCTATGCACGGGGATTACGCTTACCTGCTGTCCTTGTACGTGCGTATGACCTGTTCTTGGACGCTGGCTTTACGGCAAGATTAGCACGACGATTGTCACGAGGATTGCCATTCTTATGTGCTACATCCTTACCTGCCACAGCCACACCAGCTTTCTTCAGCTTATTACGTGCAGCATTGCGTCCATTACGACGCTTAATCTGCTCTGGCCTAGCATGGTAGTTGTCATACTCTTTACGATAATTACGTTTAGCACGGGCAGGTTTTTTTGGTACACGAGGTGCCATTACTAGCCTAGAATTTTCTTTACTACATCAGGGCGAGTTTTGTTGAGTGCTTTCAGACCCGGTGACAGTTTATCTGTTACGCTACCACCTGCAGCGTACATGTGTTCTTTTTTGTTTGCCATACCGCCACGCATCATCTGTGCTTTCTTTGCCATGCCACCTTTTGCTTTTTTGTCTGGATTAATCCGACCAGAAGAGTCTTGATCAGGAGCCATACTTTTAGGAAGAGGGATGTCATTCTGACGAAGAATACGACGAAGAAGTGCTTCTGCATCGAACTCATCCAAATCAGCTTTTGTAGCACGGCGCATTGCCTCTGCTTGGGCCTGTTTAAAAGTGGTAATTTCAGCCATCTCTACTTGTCCTTTTTAAGTTTAGTGGTATATTTTTTACCATTCCACGTAAAAGTTTTATTGCCTTTTTTACGGAAGTGGGCAAAGGCTTCTTTAAAAGGTACACCACCTTTGGAAACACCGACGTTGAAGTTTTTGGCTTTAGGTGCATCTTTTTTAGGAGAGGTTTTAGGCGGTGCCATATTTGCACTAGCAGCCTCTTTAGCAGTACGACCTCCAGCAGAAGTAGATCGGTTATTCCTACCATCCCTATCTGTGGGTTTTGCCAATGCCGTTTTAATACTTGCAAGAGCATCAGTGGCACGTTGCCCACCCGTATTTTTAGGACGTGTAGTTGTCTTTGCCGGTGGTTTATCCAATGCGCCTTTAACGCTGGATACAGCAGCCGATACCTTTTTGTCCGGGCCAGCCGCTTTTAGCATATTACGAATTTGCTTTTCTGTCATGCCGTTTCTAAGGGCAGACGCAACTATACCTTCACTAAGACTTGGAAACGATGTCTTCAGTCTACGTATAGCTAACTTATGTGATTCTTTCATGGCCATTTTAATACTTCCCTTTTTTAGATTTAGGCGAGGACTTAGTGCTGCCACCAGCACCACCCCACAAAGTACGACAAGCCCAATACCGGGCAGTCAGTTTATCAGTAGCTGTGTCGCACTTGTGCCTAGCCCTGAATGATTTACGTGCCGCTGCACTATAGTTATGACCATAGCCCGTAGCACCGAAATGAATAAGTTTGATTTTATCGCCGTCTTTAGCAAGAACCATTTTCTTCTTACCCGGACGATTAGATTTGATAGGTTTGTTGTAACCGGGAAACTTAGTGCCACGATACTCTACCGTCATAGCGATATACCTTTTTGTTTGATAGACTGCTCTACGCACTTGTACTGATACGTATGTGGCACAGGGAATGCCATACGCATCTGTGCTACCATTTCGTGTACCCGCATAACACACTGACCTTCCGTCTCATAGGGGCCAAGAGTATCCTCTGCCTCAATGCATCTATCCGGCGCAGACATGACACAAGCCAATACCAATGCTGTAAACATTTCATTTGTCCTCTGACCAGCCTTCAGCCTTCATTGCATCTTCTACGTGTTTCAATGTAAATGAACGCCCATAGTGTGCCTCAACTGCTTGTCGCACGTAGAAGACATCACTGTGGGGTATATGAAGACGATCTAATGAATTATTACGGATAGCATCATAGAATGCTTCCAATACATTATCTGTATATAGTTTTACGGATTTCTTTGCCATTGTCAAGTAAAAACTTTCACTTATCTGAGGCAATCACAGATTGTCTGTACAAGTGCTGTACCTAAAATGTATGAAATGTACAGGATTATTATTGTACCGTACAGATACATGCCCCATTTGGTCATGGTATAACTGCCTTACATTTATAATGTAGCATTTAAATGGTATTTAACAAAATTGTTAAGCATTTTTAATGTAGGCATTTTTAATGTGTTTCAGTTATACATAATTATACCAGAAATAGAACCCCCTGTCAATGCATAAAATAGCCTTGCCTTAAAAATACCTTATTGTTGCACAAATATTAGGCAATTGCACATTACTTGTGCATATAAAGTTGACACTTTCCCTTGTGGTTAACACTCTAATTTCCTGATCTGTGTATTTCTACATACATAGTACGCTATACCCCCGTGGTGGCCCATGCCGTACCCCCTTGAAATGACAGTAGGACGTCAATGGGTCGTCAGTTTGGCAGAAAAATAATGTTTTCGTTGCCCATTGTCGCAACTTGCGACGGTTAAGCCATTGAAAAGCAAGGTAACGCGCCAATTGCGCCTAGTGATAGCATATCACTTGCCCCATTGTGTTTGTGTTTTAACACGTGATCACAAGAACCATACCCAATGTGCAAAGCGGATGCACACCCCCTCGTACA